CAGACGAGATCATGACATTCTACTGAGTTGAGTTTTCTTCCTGCTGCTTTTTGGAATAGCTCGATAGTAAATTGGAATAAGTCCTGTAGTGGTTTAGGTCCACTTGCTCTTCCTCCAAACGTTTTAAGTCTTGCACCAGCTGGACGAACCTTACTGATGTCCAACCCAGGAATGAGCCCAGTATAAAGGAGACCAATGAGTTCACGAAGTGCGGTAGCCCATCCTTGTTTACTATCAGCAACAACAATAGTAGTACTTGAACGAGTAAACTCACTAGCAATAGTTGGAAGCTTTTGTACAAACTGTCTCTCCACTGAAAATCCTAAGCCAGTACCATTCATAAGGATGAACATAGCCTCATCAAAGGCACGTACATCATCGATAGGTAGGTAGGAACAATTATATCCTGCAATGTTATCACGTTCTAGAGCTGGTCCTGCTGTCATAAGGGCACGCATGGATGGCATAACTTCTAGGTCATGGATAGCTTTATATACTTCTGCATACGGAAACAGATCACCGTATTTGTTTTTCCAGAAATCACAGTATCTGGTTACTGTCTCTGGCCATGTCTCACGTCTTCCAGCTTCTGGAATCCATCGAGCATAGCGTGATTTATGAATATAGGTTTGAAAGTCGTTCATTAATCTTCTAATTCTTCTTCTAGGTTATCTGCCTTCTCTTCAATTAAGTCTTGAAAGCGTTCGACAAGATCCTCACTAGTGATGTTTAAGATCTCTAGTAAGGATACTTCATCTATTGATTTGAGTCGATCACAGATTTCAGGCAGGGTTAGTGGCATATCTGTCGTCTAGATCCGGTCTTGTTTTAGTCATGTTAGAAAGAAACATCCAGCAGCAACCAAGATGGTCAATGTGAGGTAGTCCCGACTCAGGATCGATATCTTCCCCACGTTGGATAGCCGCCAGATGACGTAACATAGCAGCAGTGAGCCTACTATAACTAATTCCTTTACGCCAATTATGTGCAGCATACTTGTTAGCTCCAAATGTTAATACCTTGGACAGACCTTCTAGAGCATCAAAGTCTAGGAGATCCATTCTAGGTTTCTCGTTATCATACTTCAACCCCCCTTCAGGGGTTAAGTCTTTAATGTCATGTTTATTTAATGTCATGTTAGGCTGCTTGTCGTATCTCTGCGTGTGGGATGCTAGTTTTAGTACCCCTCGACCAAGTACCACAGTCTTGGCATTGGTATCGTTGGTACGATCCGCTGATGGTCCTGGCTGTTCCACGCTTATGTAGTTTGTGCCCACCGCAGTTGGGGCATACATTCTCTTCTTGTTCATCATACACATTCCTATTAGGGTGATTCTTAATCCATGGTAATAATCGATGGTACACACTCTCAAGCAATGTTACGTCTTGCTTGTTGTATGTTTCCATAATCTTCCATGCAGCTGGTTCATTAGCCATACATCTAACCCACAAACCATGACCTTCATGTTCATGTTTCTTCCCAAGACCTAATCGTTGAGCTACATAGTCTAGCTTATTAGATGGGAATCTGAACTGATTACGAACAGTACGTAGTAAGTCGATTTGTTTGTATGGTGCAGGAGGTTTCATATCATGAAGCAAGAACTCTTTATTGAGAGTTGGCATATCAAACTTAGTACCATTGTAATGGACGACCGCATCAGCTTCACTAATTAACTTGTGAATAGTTGCTAACATCTTTTTAGGTTTAGTTTGATGTACCGAATCAAAGAAGACTTCCTTTTCTCCGAGCCATTTAGCTGCCCAACACATTACATATGAAGACTCTTTAAGTGCACTCAGACCAATGTTCTGTTGCCAAAGACCCCACACATGAGCTGTGTTAGGTGCGGTTTCAATGTCCAGCAGTAAGATTTTCACTAGGCTTTTTCTTTCTACCAAGGTTAACGAATGTCTCAGCTAGGTCCCAACAAGCTTGATAACCTACTTCTGATCTACTATTGTCTGGTGTTTCTTTAAGATAACGTTCTAGGAATGTTGCAGCAAACATAGACTTCTGAGAGATTGATGTACCCTCTTTAAAGCCTTCTAAGAAAGCTGATCGCAATGCGTTTTGCATATCCTGTTCACTGACGTGGTTACGTCCAATTAAAATCTCATCACCCATTACTGTACTCCTTCTGGTTCCGCTACTAATGTTGTTTTAGATTGATCCACTACTTGGTAACCTTGACTCAGTAACATGTTCATACCATACTCAGCGACGAATTGTAACTCGTTAGCTGATAAGTCTGCTGTGAATGTTGCTGTGCCATCTGGTCGTTCTATTAATGTTGTTATTTTCATTCGAGCCATTCCTTAGGAAGACCGTCTCGTAAGTCTGACCATTGAAAGCCAGCCTTAGTTGCCCAATCACCGTAGGAAGTTTTACTCCCTTTTCTTATTTTAACTCTTGCGTTCTGGAAGAACAGATAGAATGTATAGTCAGGATATTGTTCCTTGACCCATAACATCTTCTTTCTATCTTCCGATGTTAACTTACCTTTAGTTTCAATGTAAACTTTATCTTTTACTTTCCAGTCAGGGATATAAGTTCTAGTGGCTTCAGGTTGTTTAAACTTCAGTCGGTCCGGTTCGTACTCAACCGTCGACGGCAGCATCTCCCGCACCCTCTCCTCGAACTTCGATTTGAAGGTTTGGAGGAGTCCAGTGTTTATTTTCTTTTCTTTGGATAAAGAGGAGTCTGCCATTTAGAATAATGTTGTGTGCGTCATCTGTGTATATATTCCTTACGTAATCATACATGTCTAGTTCATCTGCAAGGCTATCAATCACATCGTGATGATGCTGCATAAATTTAGGCCATTTCTGTCTTGCTTTACCGTCGTAGCCTGGTATGTTATCTGATACATCTCCTAGGATTAATTGCTTGTAGAAGCTTTTAATACCATCTAAGGGAGATACAAAGACTCGTTCCTTGGTTACAAAGTTCCAATGTAATCCAGGGATTTGTTTAAGGTCTTTATCTATAGAGCAGATAATATAACCCATCATATCATCGTTAGCAGTAGCTTCGATACCAATAAGATCGTCAGCTTCATTACCATTGGATATAACGGCATTCCATTCTTTGACAAGATAATCCCGACAAGCTTGTAGGTGTACAGGCTTAGGTTTATCTTTACGGTTTGCTTTGTAAGCAGGATAGATATCATAACGGAAATTCCCGGGCCCAGTTAGAAAGCAATGATAAGAATCACTTTCAGTCTCACGCAGGATATCTCGCATCATAATATCTACCCGAAGGACAGCAATGTCCTCCGGTTCATGCTCAGCACTAGCAGAACAACGATAGGCAACAATGTCACCATCGATGAGTGCTATCATTCGATTGTTGGTACGTCGAATGTGTCGTCAACGAATTCAGATAAGCTAGTAGGATTAACTTTACCGAATACAAAGTCTTCTAGCGTTTTGGCCGTTGCCAGTACATCACTAACTTTGACAGCTTTAGCACCCACTGATAAAAGACTGATGGCATTGCTGATGCTTGATTGACGAATGATGTAGACTTGGCGTGCAGCTCTTTCTTCTGAGGTTTCGTAGTTGCTTTTTGGGCTTGGGCTTGCAGAGCCCGACGACGTTTGTTGACCCCCGTTGCCTCCGCCTTGACCTTTGGTGGCTGAGGTGAACTCCCAGTAGCCTTGTTCGTTTTTGCCGAGTTGGACGTCATAAATATCTCCTGGTTGTGCTGCTGATAATGTACTGTAAAGTGCTTTGTTCTTAAAGCTCATTACGTTTTTCTTTTCTGCTTTACCTTCTTTGGTAGTATAGTTAACAACGGCTTGTTGGTACTTACCTTTGTCTTGTACATCTACATTACTGATTGTGATTTGCATTTGTTTCCTTTACTTGTTTTATTGCAACGATTGTTGCTTTAGGTATTGTGAATAGTATTCAACCGAGTCATTCATATTCGGTCCCACTGAACATTCACATTTCAATGGTATGTTTGGTTTTACTCCGAACATCCTGTTAAAGTTATCAGGCATGTCTGCGAAGCAAGACTCAAACAACTTTACAACAGTGTCTACGTTAGTCTCTGGTACATCAATTAAGATAGAGTCATGAATCGTACCTATTAGCCTAGCTTGTATGTTTTGTTTTTTTAGGCGGTTAAAGAACGATACTCGTATTACTGCCATAATATCATGACCAGTCCCTTGTACAGGGTGGTTTGTCATAGTGGTCCATGGGATAACTAAATCCCCACGGAAGTTACGTACTAGCTCGAAGAACCATTCACGGCCTTGTGGACCTACAACGGGCTTTCCAGATGCTACGAGTTTTGATAAGCTTTGATGCCAAGCATTTAGTCCGGCATATTTGCTGAAGAACTTGTCTCCGATGCCTTCCCAGAACTTTACCGATGAACTTGTGGATGCGAACTCTGGATCTTTTGAAAAGGCGTAGGCAGAGCCACGATAGATCGTCCTGAACAAGTACTTCTTTGCAATGAGTCGAGATGGTAATCCGAATGCTTTCTCGTTTTCGCTGTGAAGATCCCGACCTTCTAGGATCTCGTCCATGCCTATTTTGTCTTGGCTTAGCCATACTGCTGTCCACCATTCTAATGCTTTTGCATCTGCTTGAATTAACATATACTAATATTATACTCTTTTTTCAGTTAAAAAGCAAGTAGGTTCTTTACTTTCTGTGATATTAAATAGCTTATGGTAAATCTCTTTATTGAAACTAAATAGAGAGTCACGGAAATGATCTGCACCGTGGATTGCAATAAACTCCGCAGCCTCACTAATGACAGTATGTTCCCACATTTCTGCACCAGCTTTAGCTAATTCATCAGAGATAATCATTGATTCTTTTAGTTTACCCATTAGTACTCACTCCTTACACATGTTTGAATCTCAGGACACATATTCTGTAGGTTAGGTTTAGTTGAAGATAGCCGACCTGTAGAAGTAGTTACCTGATTAAACTGACCATGAATACGATTCTTAGGCCAATTCATTTCTCGATTAATTTTAATAAAGCCTTCAAAGAACTCATTAACCTTTGTTAGGCCAGCGAGTTTAAGAAGCTTGTCTATGGTACCAGATTTATCTTTTATCTTCTTGAGGACGTCTTCAGACGTGCTGAATAGCCCTTCTTTTTTGAGTTCAGATCCTTCAAGAGGTTTAACGAGCCCCTCAAGAACATGAGTCTCCCGAACCACTTTAAAGCGAGGTTGTCCAATCTTCGAACCAGTCTTGAAGAGTCCGGCAACTTCCCGACGTTCTTCTTCGATTGTGCCTCCATACAGATAAGCTGAAAGGTGATCCGTAGAGTTAAAGTTAATAGGAATATGGGGATATTTAGAACCCAGATCATCACTGATAATATTAATCTGTTCCTTAATCTTGGCAGATTCTTCCGCACACATTTCCAAGTCAACTGGGACACCGTTATACTCCATTTCTTCTAATGTGATTAGATCCATACAAGTAAGTTGGATTAATCGTTGTTGTTTAGGATTAGCTATTTCTAATTGTTTATGATACAAAGCAAGAGTTTGTTTAACGTCTTGGATATTGTATTTAGACAGAATATCCCACGGTATTTGATCAGTATCAATACCACGTTCCCAGTACTCAGTTTTAACAACATCTAACTTAGCTTCAAGACCGTAAGTAGCCAAACAACCATCCAAGGAGGGATACTTAGTCTTTTGACGTGTTAGAATAAACTCAGCTAACTGACAGTCCCATACACGTATGCCGTTAAGATTATACCCAGCACGCCGCAACCAATGCAGATCAAACTTGATATTAAAGCCAACCAGAAGGTCCGCATTTGAAATGGCTGTTTGTACCTCAGGAACATATCCAGCTCCCACACACTGCTCCATAGACCCATCAGTCCAAGCAATAGAAATGAGCCGGTTAGTAGTATCAAAGGGATTACCTTTATTAGAAATAGTAGTTTCGACATCTATAGATACAATCATGATGTGCAGTAATCTGCGGGTTGAATTTCACAGTATAAACCGACATTAGCCTTTTTATACTCTTCATCGTATTTAGATACCATAACCTCGGCTTGCTCGAAGTGTTCGAACACACCCATAACATGTGGAGGTAATGCATCTTCTTTTGATACACGAATAACTACGTAACAAGGAATGTATTTACGTCGTACTTTTGCTGTCATTTCTCACTCGCTTTTTTTAGTATTGCTCTAGCAAACTTATTCATATATTCGTCATGCGACAAAGCCAATTCGCTATATTTCACAGAGTTATCAATAGCTTTTATTTCCTCATCACTTAACTGTTTTGGTGCTGTGTAAAGTGGTTCAGCATCTTTAATTCTTGTTTGCCAATCAGAGCCACTACCACTATCTATGTATAGATAACCATAACCATCAAAGTCATATCTCATTGCAACAGGCTCTTGTTTCATCGTGGCATATCCTCATAACGGCCAATAGCCGGATTAATCATTGCTTCCAGTCTACCGTGTCGTAGTTCTGGAATAGTATCTTCGTCACCTGCTAA